ATTAACCATCTTTGCACTTGTTGAGTTGTGCATTGATAGTCTTGCGCTTGTGCATCTATAAATGTAGAAATAACGAAAGATCGTTTTTTCTTTGGTGTGGTTGCTTGTTGCCATCTTTGAACATTGCGCTCATAAATGTCATAACCATAATCACCATTTATATAACAAGAAAATAATCTTCTCACTATATGGTTAGGGTCTTGCAATATCTCATCAAAGTTATTGAAGTCTGTTTTTAGTTGTTGTTTATAATCCATTTTTACTCTCCTTAATTAGTTAATGAATACATACTATATTAAGCAACATTTAACAATAATGCAATACTTTTTATTAAACAGATTAGGTGAATGCTCCAGGAATGCGATAATATAGGGGCATAAGGGAAATTAATTTAATCTAAATTAATTCGTAATAAATGGTATTTATTCGGAAAAATGACAACAAAAACACCTAAAAAGAGAGGACGAAAGCCAATTGTTATTGACTATGAACAAGTAGAACATTTGGCATCTTTAAACCTTGGGATTATGGATATTTGCCGATCTATTGGGGTTGGTTGGGATACATTTAACAAGCATAGAAATAAAAAAAATTCTGAATTGTCGGATGCATTGGCAAGAGGAAAGGCGAAAGGATTGCAACGCGCAACTTCTAAATTAGCCGAAAAAATAAACGATGGCGATTTTCAAAGCATCCAGTTCTATTTAAAGAGTGCAGACCGCGAGCGCTGGGCAGAAAAGCAAGAAGTTTCGCACACGCTCAACCTTAGCGAAATAATCAGCAGCGCCAACGCGCGCATCATCGAACACCAGCCCGACGCGCTCCCCAGCAGCGCGCGCGAAGAGATCGACATAAAACAATTAAACAAGGCCACGAAGTCGTGAGAGCTTGCGCACGGGGTATTTATCTTCTCCCTTGTACCTACCCACGCGCAGAGCGCGCGAAGCTCATAGCGCAACTCTCCGCGCTTCTGATAGCGCGCTCACCTAATCACGCCCAGGGCGCGCGCTAGGGTGAAAGTTAGTACCTACTATCGCTGCATGACCCCCCCTTGTGTTGCGGGCGCGGGGCAGTGTACATGGAACTGTTGCGATAATTTTTTTTAATTTTTTTTTAAATTTTTTTATGAAATATAAAGCCGAAGACGAAAAGAGATTGATGACAGAGATATGGTCAGTCAATGTAAAAGACGATCCATTAAACTTTGTTAAGTTTGCTTTCCCCTGGGGAATGAAAGATACCCCCCTCGAAGACTTTAAAGGCCCGCGTAAGTGGCAGGAAAAAATTTTACGAGAAATGACAATCCACATTGCTAGAAATGGCACTAGGGATTTACCAGAGATGTTTAGAATGGCTGTAGCTTCAGGTCGTGGTATTGGTAAATCTGCTTTGGTTGCATGGATTATTCTTTGGATGTTATCCACAAGACTGGGGGCTACCATCATAGTAACCGCTAACACCGAACAACAGCTTAGAAGTAGAACTTGGGCTGAACTTGGTAAATGGATGACCTTATCTATTAACTCTCACTGGTTTCACAAGACCGCAACCACAGTCAAACCAGCACCATGGTTTCAAGAAGCGCTAGAGCGCGACCTCAAGATTGATACTGGTTATTACTACGCGCAGGCGCAACTATGGTCAGAAGAAAATCCAGATGCCTTTGCGGGTATTCACAGCTCCTACGGGGTCTGCTTAATTATGGATGAGGCATCGGGTATACCTTCACCCATCTACAGCGTATCCGAGGGTTTCTTCTCTGAACCAACATCTAATCGTTACTGGTTTACTTTCTCCAACCCGCGCCGAAACACAGGCCCATTTTACGATTCCTTTAATAGCAAAAAGCGCTTTTGGCAAAACGTGCAAATCGACTCGCGCACAGTCGAAGGCACAGATCAAAAACTCTTCCAATCGATGATCGAGCAGTATGGCGAAGATTCCACAGTCGCGCGCGTGGAGGTCATGGGCGAGTTTCCTAGCGCAGACGATGATACTGTCATACCGCTTGACTTAGTGCGCGGTGCGGTAGAGCGCGAAGTCACGCTCACCGCGAATGAACCAATTATTTGGGGATTAGATGTTGCTAGATTCGGTGGCGATAACAGTGCGTTGTGCGTGCGCCAGGGAAACACTGTTTTAGAAATTACATCTTTTGCCTCCATGGACTTAATGCAACTTTGTGGTGTGGTTAAAAATCGATTCGATGATGCAACTGTTATGGAAAGACCGCAAGAGATCTTGGTCGATGTCATTGGACTTGGTGCTGGGGTGGTTGATCGATTGCGTGAGCAGAATTTACCAGTGCGCGGAGTGAATGTGGCAGAAGCGCCAAGCACCAAAAAGAACTATTTGAACTTGCGTGCTGAGTTATGGTTTGCAATCAAGGATTGGTTAGCGCAGCGTGATTGCCGTCTTCCTAATGATGATGAGCTTGTAGCGGAATTAGCTGCGCCGTTATATAAATATACTTCGACTGGCAAAATAAAGATAGAGTCAAAAGACGAAATGCGCAAAAGAGGAATAAAATCTCCCGACAAAGCAGATGCACTTGCATTAACCATGGCAAGTTCGGCTGCAAGTTTTAGTGGAAGCGAGAGTTATTTCGGTTATAATTTCAAAAAACCTTTTAAATCTCGAATCATTCGAGTGGGATAGTTTTACATGGCAAAAGATTACGAAGACAAAATGGACAATATGGTCAGCGAAGAAACTGACATGGAACATCTCGCTGGTGTTATTAAATCAGAGATGGATGATGCAAAAGATTTCATTCATCAGGTGGGTGCAGAGCGAGCAGAATCTACAGAATATTATTTAGGTGAACAACCACAAGCACAATCTAGTATGCAGTCTGAATTTGTATCGACTGATGTTAGAGACAGCGTACTCTTTATGTTGCCATCTATCATGCGTACATTCTTTGGTACTAAAAAGATTGTCGAATTTGTACCGCATGGCCCAGAAGACATCCAAGTTGCCGAACAACAAACCAACTATGTTAATTACATCATCCAAGAAAAAAACCAAGGCTTCCAAGTTTTATATGATGCGTTTAAAGATGCGTTGGTTAGAAAAAGTGGTTTTATAAAAGTTTTTTGGGATGATTCTATCTCAGCATCTACCAGCGAATACACAGACTTAGATCCTGTTTCATATCAAGCTTTGGTGCTTGATCCAAATGTAGAGGTTGTCAAAGAATCTGTCACCATGGAAATGATGACGCAGGTTGATCCTCTATCTGGTGAAGAAGTTACGCAAGAAATTCCTGCAAAGTATGATGTGACGATTCGTAGAATCAAAGCCAAAGATCAAGTCTGTATTGAATCCATACCACCCGAAGAAGTTTTAATCTCACGCAACGCGCGAGACTTAGAATCTGCTTCTTATGTCGCGCACCGCATGATTAAATCTGTTTCTGATTTGGTTGCCATGGGTTACGACCAAGATGAAATGGAACAATACGCTTCACAAAATTCAAGTGCGGTTGACCCTGAAGCCTTTGAAGAGGTTGAGGCAAGAAATCCATTTGACAACATGATATACCCAGACAGAAATGACTCTGGCGCAAAAGATGTTTTGTATGTAGAGCATTATTTATTTTATGACTTCGATGGCGATGGCATCGATGAAAGAATTAGAGTTTGTACAGCAGGTGATGGCGTTCATGTGTTGAATGTTGAGCAGTGGGATGATCTTCCTATTGCCATGTTCTGCCCTGACCCTGAACCACATACTGCAATCGGTTCGTGTCCAGCGGATTACTTAAAGCCTATCCAAGCTGCAAAATCCCAAATTATGCGAGATACCCTTGATTCGCTTGGACACTCTATCTTTCCTCGTATGGCTGTTGTTGAAGGTCAAGTCAACATTGACGATGTACTCAATACAGATATTGGACAGCCCATTCGAGTTCGCGCCCCTGGGATGGTTCAACCCTTTACAGTACCCTTCGCTGGTAAAGAGGCTTTCCCTGTTCTTGGATACCTCGATGAAGCAAAAGAGAATAGGACTGGTGTGTCTAAAGCCTCTGCTGGCTTAAATGCAGATGCTTTGCAATCAAGCACGAGTGCAGCTGTGTCCGCTACCATGTCAGGAGCGCAAGGCCGAATAGAAATTATTTGTAGACATTTTGCAGAAGGTGGACTCAAACAACTCTTTAAAATTACTAATAACTTAATTATCAAACATCAAAACGCACAAGATGTGTTTAGACTAGAAGGTCAATTTATTCCTGTTGATCCTAGATACTGGGAATCAGATAAAGACATGGTGGTTAATGTAGCTATCTCTAAATCTTCTGACGAAGAGAAGTTTGCAATCCTCGCACAGCTTGCAGGTAAACAAGAACAAATCATGCAGACATTAGGCCCACAAAATCCATTGGTATCCATGCAACAGTATTCTAATACTTTGACTCGCATGATTGAGATGGCTGGGTTTAAAGATCCACAAGCGTTTATTAATACGCAAGTACCACCTATGCCACCACAACCGCCTGAGTCACAACAACCTGACCCAGCACAAATGTTGGCACAGGCTGAAGCTATGAAGGCACAGAACTTAGCACAGAAAGCTATTATTGATGCTGAAACTGATCGCATGAAGATCATCATGGATGATGATAGAAACAGAGATGAAGCTGAAGCACAGATTAGACTCAAAGCAGCAGAATTAACTGCTAAATATGGTGCACAAGTCAACATAGCAGAGATCAATGCTATCATGGAGCGTGACAGAGAAAACATCAGACAAACTCAAAAAGATCAAGCTCAAGGACTATTTACTGGCAATGGCAATCAAGTTATATAACCTAGAAGTGTTAGTTGACGATCTAGTTTATGTCGGTAGTGATATTAGAGCCAAAAGCCAAGAAGAAGCAATAAAAATACTTGGTGTTATCTCTGGTGGCGAAGTCACCGAGGATGCAGAAATACTGAGTTGTGAGGAAAAAACTTTACACTAATGGCAATTACATACAGAGGCGAGAGGTTTAGCGGTTATAACAAACCTAAACGTACGCCTGGTAAAAGTAAAAAATTTGCAGTCTTAGCAAAGGTTGGTGATACCATCAAGCTTATACGCTTTGGTGATCCAAACATGACAATCAAAAAAAGCAATCCAGCTAGAAGAAAATCTTTTCGTGCTAGGCATCGATGCGACACTAATCCGCCTAGTAAATTAACCGCAAGATATTGGTCTTGCAAACAATGGTAAGGAGATAGATATGTCACTATATGATAATATAAATAAACGGAAAAAAGCTGGTACAAGTAGGAGCGTAAGAAATTCTACAATTACATCAAAGGCTTTTGCAGCAATGAAGGCTGGATTTCCTAAAAAGAAAACCAAAAAGAAAAATAAAAAATAGGAGCTAATTATGCCAGGATATCATTCAAAACCTAAGAAGAAAAAATCTAAAGGTAAGAAAAAAAGTAAATGAATAAAACAGTCAAAGCCCCAAAAGGCTATCATTTTATGAAGGTCGGTAAAAGCTATACACTTATGAAGAACAATGGAAAGTTTGTACCGCATAAAGGAGCATCAACCTCTGCCAAGTTTAAAGTTACAAAAAAACATACATAAGGATAAAAAAAGTAAGTGAAGACATCCTCGGCAAAAGCCAAGGGTCGTAAACTACAGCAATGGGTTGTTGATAAACTTGTTGCAATACTTGGTTTTGATCCTGAAGATTTAGAATCAAGACCTATGGGATCTTCGGGCGAAGATGTCATTATGGGCGTACAATCACGCAAACAATTTCCCTACTCTATCGAATGTAAAAACCAACAAGCAGTTAATGTTTGGAAGGCTTACGAGCAATCTTGCACTAACTGTAAAGATTATGAACCTTTGGTTATAATAAAACGCAACAACACTAAACCATTGGCATTAGTCGATGCAGAGTATTTTATTAAATTGCATAAGGATCAAGATGGAACAAGAAACAAAGATAGAGATACACCAACATCAGAATAAAACTTGGTATAACTTAGCTGAAGGTTTTGATAAGTGGCGAGTCTTTCCTAGACTGCTTATTACTTTATATGGTTATGCTTTCTATCAAACCACTCAATGGTTTATGACCTTACCTGATCCAACCAATGCACAATCTGCATTTGTTTCTGTCATAGTCGGTGCAGGTGCTGCATGGTTTGGTTTATATGTTGGCGGTACACCTAAAAGATAATGACCGAAGCAAAAGTCAACGATAGAACTACCTTTAATATTTCTATTAGTTATCTAATACAGATAATTGTTGCTATTGCTGTTTTTGTTTATGGCTATGCCTCTATAAGCGAACATATAGAAAAAAATGATACAGAAATAAAAAATTTAAGAGCTAATCAAAATAATTATATTTTTCCTGATATAAGGCTATTAGAACAAAAAACAATAATTTTAGAAAAAGATGTGTTGGTTTTGCAAAAAGAAATAGAGTTTCAAAAAAAACAATTGCAAAAATGCAAGCAAGTTACGGACAAATAAATGATAGATAAACTAATTGAGCCAGTAACACAAATACTAGACAAGTTTGTTGTTGATAAGGATCTAAAAGCAAAATTAGATCACGAAATAAAAACACAATTTCATCAAATTAATCTTGCTCAAATTGAAGTTAATAAAGTAGAGGCATCACATAGATCTATTTTTGTAGCTGGTTGGAGGCCTTGTTGCGGATGGATATGTGCTATCGCACTTGGCTATCACTTTGTTTTACAACCAATTATTTTATTTATTTTATCTCTTAACAACTTGCAATATCAACTACCAGAGTTTGACATGGGCGCATTGTTGTATGTCTTAGGCGGTATGTTAGGTCTTGGTGGGTTAAGAAGTTATGAAAAGTCAAAAGGCTTAACCAAATGAGCGAATGGAAGAATTTTAGATTAGAAGAGTTTGCCTGCAAACATTGTGGTAAAAATGAGATTGAAAATAAGTTAGTAGATAAGTTACAATTGCTTAGAGAGGACTTAGGTTTTCCATTTATTATTACATCAGGATACAGGTGTGAAGAACATCCAGTTGAACGAAAAAAAAGTAAACCAGGAACTCACAATTTAGGTATTGCAGCTGACATAGCTTGCAGTCACAAACAAGCATTACAAATAGTATCCGCGGCAGAAGGTTACGGATTTACAGGAATTGGAGTTAATCAAAAAGGCAATGGAAGATTTATACACCTCGACATCGCAAAAGCTACGCATGATTATCCAAGGCCTCATATCTGGAGCTATTGATTTCTAATGGAACTTTCATTTTATGTAGTGTGGAATATTTTTGTAACTTTGGTTATAGCACCATTGTTCTACTCCATACGAAAAAATGAAAACGAAGCAAAAAGAATTGACATATTGGTTAATAAAACAAGAGAAGAGATAGCTAGAGACTATGTGACTAGAAATGCACACAATGTCGAATATTCAAGATTAATGGACAAAATAGACAAACTTGATGCTAAAATAGATAAACTAATAACTGAATAATATGCCAGAAGATTACGCCCTAAACCTCGAAGAAATGAAACGCATGATGGCTAATGCCAGAGGTACAAATTTGGCGGGTCAATCAATGGCAGGGCCAGTCGCAACTGGTCAAGCATACGCACAACAAATAGCTGGTGGTATGCCAATGGAGCAAGTCATTGCGCCAGGCGTTAGTTATTCTCCAGAAATGGCTGGTGGTTATACGCAAAAAGATTTAGATATGATTGCGGCAGGCCCAGCTCCTGTTATGCCTATAGCACCTACGACTGGTGAGGTTGCAACTATAGAAGATCAAATGGAATTTGCACCTCCTGGTGTACAAGAGCCAACAAGGTTTATGCCTTTTATGCAAAATTTAGATTTCTCTAATTTGCCAAGGTACGAAGATATTAGAGACATCAGAGGTTACGAAGATATTAGACCAACATTGTTTGATGTTGATGTGGAAGAAATATTAAAAGATATAGATTTAATTAATATGGATATGCCGTCTATAGCACCAACAATGCCTCAAGTACCAGTTCAAGCGCCTATGAACTTTACTGGATTACCCCAAATGCCATCCATGCCTATAGAACCTATGGTTCAACCAATAACAGCACCAGTAATGCCAACAAAAGTATTGCCTCAACCAATTTTTGCAAACGCACCAAGGCCACAGCCATTGCCAATGCCAATGCCATTTATTCCAGGCGTTGAAGAAATAGTTTCTCCTATTAGCAGGGGCAGAACAAGACAGCTACCACAACCAGGATTATTTAGTTTAGTATAAATGTCAGTTACACACGAAGAAGCAGTCAAAGCCGAACAGGCTCAACAAATTTTAAATTCAGATGTTTTTAAGGAAGCAGTAGAAAACCTTAAAAACGAATACATAACCCATTGGTTAAACTCTCGCAATATCGATGATGTTGCGGTTAGAGAAGACTTCCATAGATCTTTATTACTTCTTCCTGAAGTAGAAAGACATCTACGAATCATGGCTGAGAAGGGCAAACTCACAAAAGCCAACATTAATAAAATTCGTAACATAGCTTAAAACTTTCCCTTTTATACATTATTGGTTTAAAATATCCCTAAATACAATATAGGAGTATTTATGAGCAATAACGGAAAACCGACTGCTTTACAAACCGAAGGTGAATCAGCTACCGCAGCGTTTGAAAGTTTCTTAGCCCCTGAAGAGGACACGCAAGAAGAAGCAGTCATAGAGGAAGCTGAAGATGTCATTGAACCTGAGATCGATGAACTAGAAGAGCAAGACGAGGAAGATACCGAAGAGCTTGTTGATGAAGACGATCTCGAATTTGATGATGAAGAAGATGGTGAAGAAGAAACGGAAGTTGAAGAGTTAGAAGAGCAACCCGTCTATAGAGTTACAGTTGATGGCTCAGAGATAGAGGTCACGCAGGATGAACTCATTAATGGTTATTCACGCCAACAAGATTATACGCGGAAGACACAGGAACTTGCCAATCAAAGAAAAACGATTGAGCAACAAGCCCAAGAGCTTCAGCAAAGAGATGCGATTTACGCACAGTTGTTACCGAAGATGGAAGCCCAATTAAAGGGTGAATTGGTAAACGAACCAGATTGGGATAGTTTATACAATGATGATCCGATAGCATTTGTACGCGAAAAACAACTCTGGGATGAAAAGAAAGAAAAGCTTAAAGCTGCTGAAGCTGAACAGCAAAGACTCCAACAAGAGTCATATGCTCAACAGCAAGAACAAATTGCACAACAAGTGCAAGAAGGCCAGCAAAAGATTCTTGAAATCATACCAGAATGGAAAAATGCAGAAGTTGCTCAAAAAGAGAAACTAGCAATTCGCGACTATGGTATTAATGTCTTGGGGTATTTACCTCAAGAGATGGATGCAATTTATGACTATCGTGCTTTACTTGGTTTACGAAACGCTTGGTTAAACTCTAAAACAGTTGAAGCCACGAAGAAGAAACCAACACAGAAAGCACCTGCAAGAGTAGCCCGACCTGGAACAACTACCAGAAAAAAATCGGTAGCACCAGCGAAAAGAGCAAAACAGGTTTTAGCTAAATCTGGCAAAGTCCAAGATGCAGCTAAAGTTTTTGAACAATTTTTAAAATAATTTTATAGGTAAATATAATGGCTAAAGTAACAAACGCATTTGATACATATTCAGCGACTTCAGACAGAGAAGATTTAAGTAATATCATTTACAACATCTCTCCAATGCAAACTCCGTTTATGTCTTCAATTGGAAAAAGAAGTATTAAAAATGTTGTCTTTGATTGGCAAACAGAAGCTCTAGCGAGTCCAGTCTCAACAGGTGAACTAGAAGGTTTTGAACTTTCAAGATCAGCTGCTGTTGCAACAACCCGTGTTAGCAATGTTGCTATGATCTCAAAAAGAGATGCAACTGTATCAGGCTCACAAGAGTCTTCAGACCCTGCTGGTAAGAGATCAGAAATGGCTCACCAACTAGCTATCATGTCTAAAGCTCTAAAGAGAGATATGGAAGAAGCTCTTTGTCAAAAGAATGGAAAAACTACTGGTAATGCGACAACTGCTCGTAAGACTGGTGCTTTTGAATCTTGGATGAAATCTAATGTAAGCAACGCAGCAGGATCAACTCCTACTGGCGGTGGAACAGCTCCAACAGACGGAACACAAAGAGCTCTAACAGAGCCTCTTTTGAAAGCTGTTTTACAGTCTTGCTTTGAAAATGGTGGTGAACCATCATTAGCAATCTGTGGGCCTGTCAACAAGCAGAAAATCTCTGGTTTCACAGGTAGATCTTCAGCAAGACAAATGATCGATGCAACTACTGTTGAAGCATCAGTATCTATCTACTCATCTGACTTTGGTGAACTCAAAATCGTGCCATCAAACAGATCAAGAGAAAGATCTTTACTGTTGGTTGACCCAGAAATGGCAAAAGTATCTTACTTGCGTGATTTCAAAACAGTTGACATTGCAACAATCGGTGATGCAGTCACTAAAATGATCGTGGTTGAGTATGGATTAGAAGTATCCAACGAAGCTGCTCATGGTGTGGTTGCCGACCTTACAACTACTTAGTTCTAGGTTAAGAACCTTAAAGGGATGTTTCGGCATCCCTTTTTTTTGTGTTAAAATTCTTGCATGGCTAAAAGAACTGTTATAGATCATAAGACTGGTTTTACCAACGAGTTTATTACTGAAGACGATAAAGAAATTTATCATACAACTCAGGATCTAAATCCTGTAATAGAGCATTGTAAATTTATTGCAGAAACTACTACACCAGGCAAAGATCTTCGCCATGTAGCAGAAGTACCATTGGTGGTATATCAAAGAGCTTGTCGTGAAGGCTGGGCTAATGATATGTCTCAATGGAGAAAATGGTTAAACAACTCAGACAATAAAGTCTTTAGAACATGGCAGGGTAAACTATGACATACGCAGAATTAAAATCTAACATTGCAAACTTTTTAAATCGATCTGATTTAACAGATGTAATTGATTCATTTATTGATAGCACAGAAGCAGAATTTAACCGCAGATTAAGGGTTAAGGGTATGATTAAACGTGCTACTGCAACATTAGATTCACAATATATCTCTGTACCAACTGATTGGTTAGAGGCTATAAACATACAAATTGATGGCGGTGATTTTTCACCATTATTCCAACAATCCATAGAATCATTAGATGTCTACAGAAAGTCAAACGATAACGTCACAGGCCAACCAATTTATTTTGCATTGGTTGACGATACAATTGAATTTGCACCTACCCCAGACGGAAGTTATACAGTACAATTAACCTACTACGGAAAGATAGATGCGTTGAGCGATTCTAATACCAGTAACTTTTTATCCACAGGATATCCAGATGCTTACCTTTACGGATCACTAAAACACGCTTCTATCTATTTAATGGAAGATGAACGAGTGCCATTATTTACAGCACAGTTCGAGAAAGCTTTAGAAGAAATGAGACTAGAGCAAGAAAAAGCTGAGTTTGCCAAAGGATCTCTCATGCAAAGAAGAAGAACCTACGGGAAACGCAGAAAAGATATTTATTATTTTGGTAATAATTAGGAGTACAAAACATGGCTGGATTTAGTGATTATTTAGAAGACAAGGTACTTG